GACTTCTATTTCTACGTATGATATTCTTAGAGATAGCTGTTTCAATTATGAAGTTCATTTCTCTATTTGGGTTTTCTACCCATCTTGTTATAAACTTATCCGGAGCACTTTCAATCTGTTCAGAAAGCTTAGCTTCAACCATTTCATTAGACAATGTATCAGATTTGATACCATAAAGTCTAAGACACTTACGCATATCCTCAATAGACATCTTATCCATTTCTCTATATGCTTCACGTTTAATCTTGTTGAGCTTATTAGCTTCTTTAGCTTCACTATCCTTGTTAATAATAACATAATCAGTAGAAGGTGTTACATTATTTAATCCATCAGCTACTCTCTTATGTTTTTTCAAGAATAAATATTTAAGTTCATCTTCTGGTTTATCTGTATTTAGAATAAGATCATTCTTTCCCAATTTAACAGCAAACGTATCCCAGAATGAACTTGCGGGTGAAAGATGCCCACTAGGATAACCAATTTCTTTCTCTAATCTTTCTGCATCCTAAGCAGTAAGACCTGTATATAAGTTACCAGATCTAGTCCAGTAAGAAGCAATATAGTCATAACAAGTAGACCATTTTGTAATCCCGCTCCAAGGATTTATTTTTAAGATTCTAACGATTACTTCCATAATAATAATATTAGATTTATCAAGTTAGTAGGAAAGGGGGCCTAAGCCCCCTAAATTATGAAAACATTAATTAGTCTTCAGCTTCCATGATCAGCTCACCGCAAGCACGAGGATCACGCAACATGATACCCATTTCACCAAGGAAGAATACGGTATAACCGTCCTTACCATTAGATCTCAGAGTATTCTTAGAGTTAGCGTAACCAGACGGAGCTACAGCACCACCAGTGTACCAAGTAACGAATTCACGATTCTTACGTACTACCTTAACAATGTTAGCTTCACCATCACGTCTACCCAGATCAAGGAATGTCATACGATATGATTCCAGCGGTTTCAGAGTTACAGGATGTAACTGACGATTATAAACAGGATCATCGTACAACGGGAAATATTTCAAAGTAAGCTCAATACCATTAGTCATTTGGTAAGTCTTGAACTGACCACCGAACTTCAGGCTATCACCAGAACCAGTTACAAATACTGTATCCATCAAGTTCATAGTGGCTACCTTTTCCTTCAAGATACGGTCAAATTCGCGCATACCCATTTCACCAGTCAAAGCAACGAATTTACGTTCGTTAGTACCAAGTACATTATAGGACAGGTCAAACAAGAAGTCTTCCAACAGTTCAGCACTTAAATGAGTATAGTAACGCTTGTTAGACGGAGCAATCTGTTCCAACAGACCAGCACCAATGAATACCGGACGACCATTAGTACCCTTCAGATTACAAGAACCATCTTTGTTTACATTAGATTTCATGTAAACCAACATACGTTCACATCTCTTATACCATTCACGAAGAGCAACCCATTCCTGATAGTCAGCCCACAAATAAGATTTCTTACCAGTTTTAGGATCTTGCAGAGCAATAGCCATTACTGTAGAATACGCAGAACCTGTGATATCGTAGTTAATACGGATAGTAGTAAGGTAGTTACGCATCTTAAAGTGAGTACTATAGTTCAGGATATCACCTTCTTCACTGTACTCCTCAACAGCAGAAGCAAGACGATTAACTTGGCTACCGGCTTTCAGATACTGTGCAGGAACATAAGAAGTAGGATTACCATCAGCAATGAAGCAAGTATATACCCAAAGATTACCATCTTGATAAGGTGCACCAGCAACACGCAGTTGATATTCCTTATTGTCCAATTCCAATACAGCAGTAGGACCGAACCAATTTTCTTCCAACCACAGATAGATAGGAGTATTACCCAAACCTGCAGTAGTAGTATTAGTGATAGCAGCACCATTCCATTTAGCATCTCTAATGGTAATAGCTCTATCTGCATCAATCATTACATTCCACTCCCAGCTCGGTTGATCAATAGTCATTACATTACCAAGACCGCCAGTCAGCATGTCGAGGGAAGTATTGTAACCATTATCTTTAGTTCCGAATACATAAGACAACACTGTAGCAACTTGATACGGATTCTACTGAGAAGCAGCAGAGATTTTATTGGTATCAATCAAGTCTGAGAAACGTTTGCCTTTGTACAAAACCAAATTATTCAGAATATTATTATCCATAAAATATTAGTAAATTATAATTTATTTGTTATTTAATCTACACGTAATTGTCGTGCAAAAGAATCCCACATAGACTCAGTGCTAGTGTTATCCTGTCTTTTAGTCTTTCTACTTACTCCAGTTCTATTCAAACTATTCTTGAACTTATTAATAGCTGCATTAGAGCCTTCACTCTTAGCTGCTTTTAATAGGGTGTCACCATTCATAGTAAAGTAGGCGGACTCAAGTAAGTTCTTCACGCTTTTGGAATAGTCTTTCTGATACTGAGTCTTTCCATCAGCTGTGGGTTTGAATATATATTCTAATAATGCCTATTTATCTTTTTGAGGTATTTTAATTCCACGAATATTATCCATGCCCTTTATTTCTGTCACAACGGAGTTAAAATACTCCTGTTGACGCTTTTTAAGCTCGCTAGCACTCTTTTCTTGCTCTTCTAATAGCTGTTGTTTCTTTTGCTCCTTAATGTCTCTAAGGGCTTCTAATGCGTCCGTAGCCTCATCCTCGAGTAAACCAGCTTCTTCGTATTTAGTCAATTTCTTTTCAATTTGTTTAGCATTGAAGCCTTTTTCTTTCAAGAATTCTTTGATAACCAGTTTTTGATTTACCTCACTATCTTCTATATTAATCTCTTCTAAGTCTAAGTCTCCATCAATCTGGAAATAATCTCTGAGGTTACCGCCATTCTTTACAAAGTTATCCAATGCTTCTACTTCTTCACTAGCATACTGAGGTACTGAATTTTCCTCAATAACATCTTTGAAATATTCAACTAGTTCTTCTGGAGTTTGAGGGATTTCTTCATCTTCATCTAATTCCCAACCCATTTTATCTGATAATGCTTCAAAGAAACTAGTTACTGCATTACTTTCAATATCTTCTCCTTGATTATTATCAATATCATTATTTGGGTCATTATTAGGTTCGTTATCTTCCTCTTCTTCCTCCTCTTCTTCGTTATCCTCTGGTTTACTTTTCTTAGAAGGTTTGTTCTTTGGATCATCTACGTCTTCCTCTTCTTCTTTATTGCCTTTATTACCTTTACGTAGTTCTTCCAATTCCTCATCAGTCAATTCTTCCGATGCCCCCTCAAATTCATTTTCATTACCAGGCATACGATTATTATTTACATTACTACCTGGCATCATGAAGTCTTCAAATACTTCAAAACCGTTCAATGTATTACTATCCATAATTATATATAATTAGATTATTGTTATTTATATTCTAAAATACTTTTACAAAAGTATTTTAATTGTTCAATAGTTAAGTCACTCTTCATCTGATTTACTGCCATACATACCAATTGTAGATTGCCTTTAATATAACCTAAGTTTGAATTTATTCTATCTACGCTCACATTGGTAGGTACTCGACCACTATCAAAATAGTATGTCATAGGTATACCAGATAAGGCACATAAACCTTTTTGTGTATTCCATAGTTCGTGCAAATACTGTAGATCTATATTACACTGTATGTCTTTCTTACGAGCTCTATCTTTTAGACCGTGAAATCTTTCATATAGAAGTCTATTTAGATCTTTACTTCCTCTATTTTTTTCTTTACGACGTAAATAAGCGTTTCTTTTACACTCCTTGCATCTACTATCCTTTTCAGCTCTAAACCATTTATCTATATTCTTATCAAAACAGTCTAAAGGTTTATACTATACCACCACTAGCCATATAGTATATAGGATCCTAAGATAGATTATATGCAAACGTATTGGTAAGTTCTGATATGTCTGCATCCTTTAATGACTCCCATTGTTCTGGTATCTTAGCCCCTTTACTACGCATATTACTTATATCTTCAGGAGTAAGTTGTCTATTAGGATCTATATAGTAATTACCCTAATCATCTTTCAGATTTGAATTATTACCTCTAAAGTCCCAAGTCTGTGCGTGTTTCTCATTAGCCTAATTAACATAATCCTCATATGAACTATCAGGATTACTAATGCGTACATTAGGAGCAGCGTTAAGTATAGCTGGAGTATTGTCTCCTACCATATGACCAACACCTTCATGCCAAGTATTAGCAGGCCTTAGTGAAGTATAACTGTGAGCTTTTGGATTAGCGAAACCCTTGGTACCTTTTTCCTTAAGTATATTAAGCTATTGATTAATCTGAGCATCTGTAGGATTATAACCCTATCCTACCATATTATCTCTCATAGCTTCAGTAGGAGTTTTCCATGTAGCTTTATTTACATTAGATAATACACTATTTAGTTTATCCCCTCCTATCTAATCTGAATATTTCGGATTCTTAGCTCTCTCAGTATACCAATAGTTTGCAAAGTCTTTTTGATATTCATTCTGATTCTAGAACATCTTATTGTAATCAGGTCTTCCATCTACTAAAGATTCTTGCATTATATCTCTTCTGGTCTTACGTTGAAATTCATCTACTTCTCCACCATCCTAATAAGCCTATACTTTCCAACCTGGATCTTCTCTATCTAAATACCATTGAGTATAATTTAGATCTTGTTTAGGATTAGCATGAAATATCTTATTATCGTAATCCCACCAACCTCCAATTATTCCTTCAGGGTTATACTGAGATTTCTAACCGCTATACATACTTTCATTACTGAATGTAGGGATGATAAACTGTTTTATATGTATCCTTAAAATGTCCTTCTTGAATAT